CAATTTTAAAGAGATACCAATACAAAGTTAAAAAAATAAAAACATAATATATAATGGTTATTGACAATGTTATTAAATCAATGAAAACAGATATAGGAAAAATGATATTATCTATAATTTTAGGAATTGGTTTAGCCAGTTTATTTAGAAAATCATGCGAATCGAGAAATTGTTTAGTGTTTCACGCACCGTCTTTTAAAGAAATAAATGAAAATGTTTATAAATATGATAATAAATGTTATAAATTTAAAGAACATTCTGTAAAGTGTAATGGAAAAAATAAGAAGCAGGTAAGATTTGCGTAATTTATTTAATATATATTTTAATTTAATATATATTATATGACTTCTAATTTAGCCGACTTGCCTGTTTCAAATCAAACTGATCAAAATAATATTACTCTACAAACAAGTGAAAAAAATACAGTGATAGAAAGTTCTATAAATAATATACAACAACAGCGCGAAAATGATTTAAAACAAAATATCTCACCATCATCTGGACAGCAGGGAGCAAATAACAACGGCAATAACAACGGCAATAATAACGGCAATAATAACAGCAATAATAACGGCAATAATAACAGTAATATAAACGATTTTGTTACAAGTATCCAAAGTGCTGTTTCAAGTGGTTCTTTAAGTTTACCTTCAAGGGATATACCACAATCACAAGGTCATTTAACTCACGATGATGAAGTAAAACAAAATTTTATTCCGGGAGATAATATGGATTATATTGACGAAGATAGAAGCAAACATGACATTATAAATAATTATATGAAAAAACAAGAAAATAATAATAAAGCAGATGATCTTTATAATAAACTACAAACACCAATTTTAATGTCAGTATTATATTTTATATTTCAATTACCTGTAGTGAAAAAAGTATTTTTAAAATTATTTCCTGTCTTTTATCACAAGGATGGGAATTTAAATTTAACAGGATTTATTGTAAATAGTCTCTTATTTTCTATTAGCTATTATATAATAAATTATTCAATTGATTATTTTAGCATGTAATAAATTATTCTAATCCTCATTGTTTAATTTGATCATAGTAACTTTACCTTGTCCTGCAAAATATTTTACAATTTCATCATTTTTATAATCATTAATGTAACGAACTTCTTTTATACCTGAAGCACATAATACTTTAATGCAATTAATACACGGATAATGAGTTATGTAAGCAACACTATCTTTACAACTAACCCCTCTTCGGGCACAATCCGCAATAGAATTTTGTTCTGCATGAATAGTAGCGATCTCGTGATTATCCCTCATAACCTGTTTATGTTCTGCTCCGGGCAAGTAACCATTATAACCCTGGGATATAATTCTGTTATCTTTTACAAGCAAACAGCCTACTTTTAACCGCTTACAAGGTGATCGACTTGCTGTAAGAGTAACTATATCTTTGAAATATTCATCCCATGATGGTCGCTTAGGTTCAAATTCTTCGACCATATTAACTAATATGTATATAATATTATTTTTATGTAGTGTTATAAGTTATATGTTATAAGTTATATGTTATAAGTTATATGTTATAAGTAAAAATAATTTATTGTTATATGGATGATAACAATAAATTATTAAATTTATATGTTAACACATTAGTAAATAATATAAATTCTGAAAAAATACCAGATGAAATTGATGTTATATTCGATGGTGGATTATTTAATGGATTTATTGGTTATGGAACTTCCGTGTATATAAATGAATTACAAAAACAAAAGAAAACAAAGGTTGTTCGTGTCTCTGGGTGTAGTGTAGGTTCTGTATTGGCCTTATTATATATAGTAAATTCTGAAAAAGAACTTGATATAGATATTAATAATATATTTAAAAAAGAAATAAACGGATTTAAAGAAAATTTTAATTTTAGTGAAAATGTAAAAATACTAAGAGAACTGGTTTATTTACTTTTTGAAGACGATAATTTAAACATGTTAAACGACAGATTATACATATCTTATTATGATATGAAAAAAATAGAAAAAAAAATAGTACATAACTTTAAAAATAGGGATCATTTAATTGAATGTCTCATTAAAAGTACTCATATCCCTTTTATTTCGAATAATAATTTTAAATATAAAAAGAAATACGTAGATGGTTTGACACCATACATTTTTAGAGACAATGCAAGACCTTCACTGCATATAATGTTAATTACATTTAAAAATTTATCTCGTATTTTTTTTAATTCAAATGAGGTAAATGCTAATTCAAGAATAATATCAGGTCTTGCAGATGCAGATGAATTCTTTACTTGTGGGAAATCAAATATGTGCTCTTATATTAAAGAATGGAATTACAAAAGATATTTATTTATAAGGGTCCGGGAACTGGTGTGTTTTTTTATAATTTGGTTTATTGAAATTTTAATTATTATAACAAAAAAACCATTTAAATTGGCAACACGAACAAGAATTTATTTTGGACTTAAACATATTTTTATCGAAACATATAAAGATATTATGTTTAAATTAGTAATTTAATATTTCGGTTTCCATTTTTTTAAATTACAATTATCGATACATGCTTCAACAGGAACGTTTAAGCAAAATTTGTTTGGGTATCCTTGTTTAATACACTTGCTATACGATTCATAACCTTCTCTCTTTTGTTTGTTAAATATCAATAACAATCTTGGTATGTCATTCCATAATAATATTAATAACAAAATTGGAACTGTAAAAGTTATAATATTTTTAGATAACATACTGTTAATATATGAAAATATTATATTATTTTAATCATTAATTTTTTTGTTTGTTTTTGTTTTTTTTGGTTTTGTTTTTTTTGGTTCGGTTTTTTTAACTTATTTTTTTGGTTTTTTTTTGTTTTTTTTTGTTTTTTTATATTCTTATTTTTACCTGGATAATACTTAAAATAATTATATAAAAACTCTTGATTATTTTTTTCTTGTTTTAGTTTATCGTAATTTTTACTTTTAAATTCACGAATATCATGAATTGTATTCTGTTTACCATAACAATTCGTAACAAATCTTTTTAATAATCCGCGTTGCGTGGATTTATTTTTCATTTGCAATTTAAATAAATAATGAGCCATACATAAAAGTCTATCTTCATTATAATATGGTTTATTCATATATGAAAAAAGTAAATAAAAACTTAAAATAGTATCTACTGTCGCGATTTTAACGACTTTATTATTCAATTTGATAGTATTATAACTATAACAATTTATTGGTTTATATATATAACACATCGTTATATTATTTACACTTATCTCGTAATGATTTGGTAATATATCATCAATACCTTTTATTTTAATAATAACAACATTTTTTTCTCCAAAACTTTTTAATTTATCCTTAATTTTATTTACGCATGTTTTTGGATTTTCGCTTAGAACATCAAAATAAGGATTTTTCATGAATTGTCTTTTTGTTTTAGGCATGTTTGCACTTAATAAATTAAACGCATAACCTCCAAAAAATACTACTTCCTCGTCGATTAATAAATTTTTTATTATATTGAATAAGTTTTTTTTATCATCTTCAAAATTAGTTTGAAAGTCAATTAAGTTACAATCTTTCTTTAAAATTGGGTATTGTTTATTTAATAAATTTAATCTTCCTAACACTTTTTCCCATCTGCTTACATCATTTTCTGGTTGTGATAATTCCGAATACATAGACATTCTTAAATAATTCGGAGGAGCATAATGTATTTTATTTAAAACCTTTGTATGTTTTTTTAGATTATCGAAAATATCTTTATGTAAATAAGTTATATCTGCTACAGGAACAAAATTTACAAATATTTTGAACGTTCCTTTATGTACGCCTGCTGTCGCCTGAACATCGCTAAACCCAGATTTATAAAATTTATTTGCTAATGTTCTTGTATCTTGTATTGGTTTTGTTGAAAAAAAATCATAATCAGGAATATAAAAATCATTTGTATAGAATTGTAATTTTTTTGGCAATATATTATTTATAGCAGTTCCTCCATAACAAATTAACTGTTTATCTCTTATAAAATTTTCTACTATTTTCATTATATCAGTGACCTCCCTCTTTTCGATTATTTTTTTTGTCATATTTTGTTCTGCCTTTTCAATCCCTTTATGTAATTGTTTACTTTCGATTGGTGTTAATTTTTCCACATTTTCAATTTCACTCATTATATAATATGATATATATTATATATAATATTACAATTTTTTATAATATATTACAATTTTTTATAATATATTACAATTTTTTATAATATATTACAATTTTTTATAATATATTACAATTTTTATAATATATTACAATTTTTATAATATATTACAATTTTTATAATATATTTACATTTCAAGTTGGAAATAATCTTCTTTAATTACTCTTGTTTCATACGATAATTCTTTTTTAGGAGGAGGAGGTTTTTTGATTAATACTGGTATGTGTCTTAAATGTTCAGGTTTTAATATAAAAGCAGAACCTTGATCATTAAACATTTTATTATAATAAATTAAATTATCATTAATATTTTGAAATGTCATAGCAATAAATTGACATCCGGCTGCTTTAATTAATTGTGGAGATGGATTTTTCATATTTATTTTTAAATCGGGATAGCACATTGTCATATTTTTTTTATTATAATTTATTAATTCTTGTAAATCGTGCGAATATTTAACATTATGAAACGGTATATTTCGCATAAACATTGAATTGCTTGTTAAATTTACATACTCGTCTAATTTAGTTTTAATTGGATTCGCATGCGATTTATCTACAATTATAACAACTTTATTTAATAAATCTTTTAATGACACTTTACCCATATTTTGTTTATTATACTCATAACTATATTTTTTACCTAAAATATTCCTTCCCAATTTTTCATTTAAACTATTTGCCATTTTATCAAGTATTTTTAAATTATTGGTCATTATTCTAAAATGAAGTATCATTGGATCGTTCGGATTCGGTGCATAACTCCCTGAAAATGCTTTTGAAATCGCAGTTAATGCAACTGAAAAGTCTATTTTATTATAACTTTCTTTAATATAATATTTATTTTCAGACGAAACTGCTATTACAGGATTGTCATTCATAGAATATATTTCAAAATCTAAACATCTAACACCTTGTTTAATACATGTTTCAAGAGCACATATATCAACAAAATCATTTTTAACGCTTCCTGTTGCACAACAGTTAAACGCAGTTTTTATATAATAATCCCTTAAATCATGCATATAATCGGAGTTACTTACATTTATATCCGAAATAAATGGGGAATTAATATAGTTTTTATTTAATTTACTACAATTTTTACTTTTTAGTGTTAATTTAGATTGGATCCATAATATTATTAAAATTGTTGTCATAACACATATTGTTAAACTTATACTAATGAACGACATTGACTTGGCGTGTTCTTTAATATATTTAACCATGTTTATTGTTTTTCCTTTTATTTTATTCTCCATTCTATTATAATAACTATTTATAATAATTATAATAAATAATTATTATAATTATTTATTATAAAGTTAAATATAATATTCATTATATATATTATGCCAGGTGGTCTATTGAATTTAGTTTCTTATGGAAATCAAAATATTATGATTAATGGTAATCCCACAAAGACAATGTTTAAAACTACTTATGCTAAACATACAAATTTTGGATTACAGAAATTTAGAATTGATTATGAAGGGTCTAAAACATTAAATATGACAGCAAGTTCACATTTTGATTTTAAAGTCCCGCGATATGCAGATTTATTAATGGATACGTATCTTGTAGTTCAATTACCGCATATTTGGAGTCCTATTATGCCTCCTACTTCGATTAAACCAGACGATTTTAATAGTTTATGGAGACCGTATGAATTTAAATGGATTAAAAACTTAGGAACACAAATGATAGAACGTGTTAGATTTACAATTGGTGGACAAGTTATACAGGAATATACCGGTCAATATCTTACTAATATGGTTGAAAGAGATTTTGATGATGCTAAAAAAAAATTATATTATAATATGACCGGTAACACAGCAGAATTTAATGATCCAGCTAATAGCGAAAAATCAAATAATATGAATCAATATCCAAATGCTTATTATTGTGAGCCACCAGATACTCCGGAACCATCAATTAGAGGGAGAAAACTTTATATACCACTGAATATATGGTTCACACTTTCATCAAAAATGGCTTTCCCCCTTACAGCACTTCAATATAATGAATTCCATATTGAAATAGACATAAGACCGGTGAATGAACTATTTGTTATTAGAAATATTATTAGTGATGAAGATTCAACTGCCACACGAACTGAGCAAGAAGCATTTGTCTATGGAACCAGTAATGAACATATACACATCTATGATAATAATTATTACCATAAACCGAATTTTAATGTTGAAAAAGAACAACTACATAGATTTATTCAACCGCCTCCAGATATTTCTTTAAATTATACTAATAAAAGAACCGATTGGAAAAACGATATTCATTTAATAAGTACATATGCTTTTTTAACTGAAGAAGAAGGAAAAGTTTTTTCTGAAAATTCTCACGATTATCTTATTAAACAAGTTTATCAACATGATATAAACAATATAATAGGACCACAAAGAACCAAAATAGATACAAATGGATTAGTCTCAAATTTTATGTGGTATTTTCAAAGAAATGATGTTAATATGCGGAACGAATGGTCTAATTATACCAACTGGGCTTTTGATTTTATACCCACTGATATATTTAGTCCCAGCGATGTAAGCGTTAATAATCCTAATGAGCAAGATATAGTAACGTGGAATGGGTATGGTTGTGATGGTATCACCCCTGAGAATGATGGCGATGGAACACCATCTGGTATATTAATAACAGGTAAATATGTTCCAGAAAATGAAAAAACTATTTTAAAAACATTAGGAATACTTTTT